GGGGATATAAGTAATACAGAGATATGTACCTTGAAAACTGAATAGGAGAATATGGATGAAAGAAATCATTAAAGCAATCATTCTGATCGTAGGAGATGTAGTAGCATTCATCTTCATGGTTGCCCGACCGATTCTAGATGTCGGGTTGATATGGGATAGCGGAAGACCGATTGGGTACGTGTTGGCGAAGAGCGTGGTTCTGCTGATCTTGTTTCGGGTATTCGTGCTGATATGGCGAGGAATGTGGGGTGGAGACAATGCCTGATTTCGACAGAGCGCAAGTAGCCTTAGTAGCCAACAAGATATGGCAGAAGACAGGATGTCGGACAGAAGAGTCCTTCAAGGATATGTGGAATATGTCACTGGCTGCGAAGGATATAGGCGAGATATCGCTGATGCGGTTCATTGACCATCGTTTGCAGAAGGTATACCGCTCGGAGTTCAACGGCAACGAGGACTTGCTGCCGATTTACTGGAAGTCGATGCGTAATGACGCTCCGTATGACTTTGAGAAGTTCATGATATGCATGGAGCGCAACCGCCCTGAGAACGAACAATTCTATCTTCCACGGATAAATCCGCTGCATCAGGTGGCACAGGGCATTCAGGATCTTGCAGATGACAAACTGGATGAGTTATTCATCAATCTGCCGTCACGAACTGGCAAGACTCAGATAGTCAAGTTCGCAATGGTGTGGTTTGGTAGCCGGAATCCTGAGTTGTCGAATCTCTACACTGCGTACTCGGACAAGATTACATTGGCATTCTACACTGGCTTGACGGAGTTGATGACAGACCCGACTTACACCTACGCAGAGATTTTTCCGCAGAACAAGATTGTCAAGACCAAGGGCGATGACGAAATCATTGATCTGAATCGTGTCAAGACGTATCCGACCTTTACTTGCAGAAGTATCTACGGCACTTTGAACGGTGCGTGTGATTGTAACGGCTTGGGTGTTTCGGATGACTTGCTGTCCGGCATTGAAGAGGCACTGTCTCCTGACCGACTTGAAACGGTGTGGGGCAAGTACGATAACAACTTCATGCAGAGGCTCAAGATGAAATCGAAACTCATCAACATGGGTACTCGGTGGGCGATACTGGATCCTCAAGGTCGGAGAAGGACGCTGCTTGAAAATGATCCGGCATTTGCGAACAGGAGATATCGCATCATTTCGATTCCGGCTTTGGACGAGAATGACGAGAGCAACTTCGACTATCCGTTCGCCGTGGGGTATTCGTCTGAGTATTACAAGCAAAGAAGGGCATCGTTTGAAGCCAACAATGACATGGCTTCGTGGCTTGCGCAAGCACAGCAAGAACCGATTGATCGCCAGGGTGCAATGTTTACTCCTGAGACGATGAAGTTCTACAACGGCGAATTGCCCTTGGATGAAGATGGCAAGACTGCTAAACCCGACAGAGTATTCATGGCTTGTGACGAAGCGTTCGGTGGCGGTGACTTTGTTTCTGCTCCGATATGCTACCAGTACGGCAATCAGTACTTCATTCACGATGTTGTCTTCGATGATGGCGATAAATTCGTTACCCGACCTCTTGTGGCAGAAGCGATATTGAATCACTCGGTGTCGGCAGCGCAGTTCGAAGAAACCAAAACCACTGCGGATTATCATGAGTGGGTCGATGACTATCTGCGAGAACGGAACTATCGATGCAACATCACAACGAAAGCACCGTCAACGAGAACCAGTAAGCAGATGAGGATCTTCGACAAAGCACCTGAGATCCGTGAGTTTTACTTCCGTGACACTACTTGCCGTTCACCGATGTACAACAAGTTCATGATGAACCTCTATGCGTTCAAGATGGAAGGGAAGGTCAAACATGATGACGCTCCCGACTCGATGGCACAGCTTTGCGAGATGAAGAATGCGTATGTCGGTGGCACAAGGGTTATCAATAGTCCGTTTTGAGGAGGATGCGAATGAATGCGAATGACGTTAAGAACTACAGATTTTTGGACAGGGCGATTCGTGTTGCCCGAAGACGGTGTGATGACCTTCGTGATATGCCAGTGATGTCGGACAAGGTGTATGGCTCGAATCCTGAGTTTCCGTATGAGAGCAAGGGGTTCAATGTATCCGGCTCGGATATGTCCTATGCGGAGATACATAAGGCTCAGTACGAAGCTGCCCTAGAAGAACTGCAACGTCTGCAAGAACTGAAGCATGAGATAGAGGATGTGGCGATGTCACTGGTGGATGTTCAGGACAAAGCCATCTTCGAAGGAATCATGAATGGGCAGAGTCAGACGCAGATTGCGATCACTTTATGCATCGATCAATCGTATGTTTCTAAAAAGTTTAGAAAAATTTTAGAGAAATTTTAGAAATTGGCATAAAATTCATAAAATTCATAAATCCGCATGGTACTATTACCGTGGATGATTGCAAGACAGTGATTCCATTTTCCTTTTTCCTTTCTGAACAACAGGGGTATCGATAGGTACTCCTGTTTTATTTTGCGAACATACAAGGCGGTGAAAGCATGGCAACTGACTCGACTCAGGGGAAAACTGAATATGTGGTTCCTCGCACGTTGCGTGGTCGAATCCGCATTTACACGGATGAGTGGTACATCGATGAAACGAATGTGATCGAAGTACTGCAAAAGACCTTGGTGTGGCATGAGATAAACGCAAACGATATGCGTTTCCTTCTCGACTACGAAAAAGGTTTTCAGCCGTTACCTCGCAAGAAGGTGGTTCGGAAGGACATCGATATCCGTGTTGTGGATAACATTGCCAACCAAGTGACCGTGTTCAAACAGGGATACATTTGGGGCAATCCCATTCTGTATATTCAGCGTGGCAATAAGGACATGGACGCTTCGGATGAGGAAACCAACACTCAACAGGATCTTGGCATCACCATGCTCAACGAGATGAACGAGATTGAGTATGCGCAAGCAAAAGACCAGGAACTGGCAAGGTTCGTTGAAATCTGCGGGATCGGGCATCAAATGATTGATGTCAGAAGTAAGTTTGACGGCATTTCGGCATTCGACCTGATGACCCTGAATCCGTTGTTCACATACTGCGTTTACAGAAACTCTGCGAAACAGGAAAAACTCGCCGGAGTCACCTATCACTGGACAGAATACGGCGATAGATACTTCTCCGTGTTCACCAATGACAGACGGTTCGAAATCAAAAACGAAACCGAATTTGTCGATGATACTGGTGTCAAGCATCCGGCGAAATGGACGATAGTTCGTGACGAGAAGAACAATCGTCCGTACTGGGTAAATCCGTTCAAGACAGTTCCGATTGTCGAGTTCAATCGTGCCGCTGACAGGACAGGGTGCTTTGAACGGCAGATTTCCGACATGGATGCGCTCAACGCAGAAGTTTCTGACTTTGCAAACTCGGTTGCTCAGACCACACAGGAAATTTGGTGGGGCAATGATTTCGACTTCCCTGTTGACGAGGATGGAAAACCGACACCGCCAGTAAGTGGGCAATGGCTGCTTACCACAACGAAGAACAATGGTAAGCCAAGCGTTCAGGCACTGCACTCGCAGTTGGAACTGGAAGGTGTTCAGCAGAACATCCAAAACAAGCGTGACCTGATTCTTCAGAAATGCTACGTTCCGCTTCAGAGTGACCCTGGCGGCGGTTCTACTGGTTCTGCGATGTCACTGTCTAGTGGATGGGCAGCTGCCGAAGCAGCGGCTGCGATGGAAGAGCAAATGCTTTTCCGTGGAAAGATGGAACTGGTTCAGCTTGAAATCATGGCGATCAATATCATCACTGGAATCAATGCTGATAGTCCTCTGCTGACGCTGAAACCGTCAGATGTAAAGCCGCAGTTCACTCGGAACAAGACATATGACCTTGTGTCGAAAGTCAATGCGATGGTGACGATGATCAAGTCCGGCATTCACGGACGAGTCGCAATGGAAACCGTCAATCTGTTTCCTGATGTCGCACAGGCATGGGCAGATTCGAAAGAGGTTGTTGAGAAATATCAGACCGCAATCATCAATCGTGCTGAGAACACTTACGTTTCCGCTTACACGAAGCGTGAAGACGCAGAAGCATCAACGGGCGAGGTTGAAAAAGCCGGATCTGACGAAACAGATCAAATCGTCAATAGTCCGATTATCAACACTTATCCTGGCGGTCAAAAGACCACAATGATGCGGAACGAATCGAGAAGAGGAAGTGATGTCTGATGACGGTCATGACCTTCGATGAGTTGAATCAGCTTGTTCCGAAACAGAACATCCCGATGGAGCAATACTTCGGTGAGATGGGGTTGACGAACGAACAGGAACGCAAACGGCTCGACCTTGCAGAAAGGCTTGAAGAAGAGTTTATCGATATTCTAGCTTGGGTGTTTTACACTGCGCAGAACAGAGCCGTAAGCGAATCTGTAGTGGAAGAGCGGTTCAGAGAAGCGTTACTCAATTCCACGGATGAAGAAGTGATGAATCTCAGCCGGACAGAGGAAATCATCGATACCGTAGCAAAGGAAGTTGCCAAAACTACGGTCGATAGACGGAACACTCCGTTTTTCCTCAGTGAAGAAAGAGCATATCTCTTGGCTGAAGATAATGCGAACACGCTGTTTAATTACTACGATTTCGAACAGGCACTGTCGCAGAACAAGAGCATGAAGCAATGGCTTACCATATTGGACGGAAGAGAACGGCAAACGCACAATCTTGCAGACGGCATGATAGCCGTAGTCGAACAGCCTTTTGAAGTTGGCGATTCACTCCTGATGTTCCCGAAGGACACTTCGTTGGGTGCGAGTCCTGAAGAGATAATCGGATGCAGATGTTCTGTCCGATATTTTTAATTTGTTACGAAGCAGCTCGATAGCTATGGGCTGCTTTTTTTATACCCAAACGTGCGGTGAAGCACGAAAAAAGCGCACATAAACCAAGACAGTGAAGTCTTTAAAACGCAAGGAGAAACATGGAAAACAACGAAAACCTGAATGAACAGAATCAGAATCAAGAACCCGATACTCAGCAAGAAGAGAAGGAGTTTACTTACGATGAACTTCTAGCACAGCTTGCATCTGAACGTGCTGAAAAGGCTCGTTACAAAGCTGCGGTAAGCAAAACATCTTCTGAGGCTGCTGAGTGGAAGAAAAAATTCCGTGCTAGACAGACAGCGGAAGAGCAAGAAGCCGATGCCAAGCGTGAAGAAGCGGAACAGCAGAAGGAACATCTCAAGAAGGTTGAACGTGAACTTTCGATGATGAAAGCCAAGGCTCGTTACCTTCAGCAGGGCATGGACGAGAAACTCGCAGCTGAATGCGCTGAACTGGAAGTCGAGAATGACATCGATGCACTGATGGGCAAGATTTCTCAGCATACAAGCGCACTCGTTGATGCAGCCGCCAAGAAAGCACAGGAAGACCTACTCGCATCCCGACCCGACATCAAAGCCGGAAACGGAGAAGACGGCAATGCGGAAGAGGAAGATCCGTTCATCAAGGCTTTCAACAATCCCGATGCGTATTAACGCAGAAAGAGGTAAAAGATGGCAATCAATTATGCACAGAAATACAGTTCACTGGTTGACGAGAGATTCCGTCTTGGTGCGCTGACAAATGGTGTTATCAATCAGCAATATGACTGGATTGATGTTGACACGGTTAAAGTTTATTCCATCCCGACAGTTGCGATGAACAACTATTCTCTGACAGGCACTTCTCGGTATGGCACTGCCGCTGAACTTGAGAATGTTATTCAGACCATGACCCTGGAACAGGATCGTTCCTTCACCTACAGCATCGACCGCAAATCTGAACAGGACACGATGGGTGTTATGGCAGCTGCTGCGTCTCTCCGCAGACAGATCGATGAAGTCGTAATTCCTGAAATTGATGCATATCGCATTGCGGCTATGGTTACTGGTGCGGGTAACTCTGTTGCTACCACGGCTACCAAGTCCAACGCTTATGAAGTATTCCTTGCTATGCAAGAAGCACTCGATGAAGACAAAGCACCTGTTGGCGGCAGAATTGCTCTTGTTACTCCGGCATACTACAATATGCTGAAACTTGATCCGGCTTTCCTGAAGAATGCAGACCTTGGTCAGAAAATGCTTCTGAATGGTCAGGTCGGCGAAGTTGACGGTGTTCCGATCATCAAAGTTCCGTCTTCTTATTTCCCGGCTGGTGTTACTTCCCTGATTACCAACCCGATTTGCACCGTTGCCCCGATTAAACTTCAGGACTTCAAGATTCATGATAATCCTGTTGGTATCAACGGTTTCCTGGTTGAGGGCAGAATCCGTTATGATGCATTCGTTCTGAACTCCAAGAAGGACGGCATCGTCTACAACGGTGTAGTTTCTACCACATGATGGTTCGGCTCGTAAAAGACGGTAGGGAAGTCGAAGTTAAAGACTTCCTTACCAATCTCTATGTCAGGAATGGTTATGAAGTTGTAACCGAAAAGGCGATGCCAAGGGAAGAAGCGAAAGCAGAACCGATGGCTGAACCGAAGGAAGAACCGAAGCGGCGAACGGTTCGGAAGACTACAGCCAAGAAATGAGGTGAGTAAGAATGGCTGAAGCACTGAACACACTGGTACAAAATGTCTACAATCAACTCCTGATTGACATTGCACCGACAAGGGAAGGTGAAGAGGACATTCTGCTTATCAAAACAAACAATGCGTATAGAGAAGTCTGTAACGCAAGGAGATATCCGTCTAGCTATGATGCTGAAACCATCTTGGATGACATGGAGCATTACTTCACCGATATCTACAACTTAGCGATGTATGACTTCAATATGCGTGGAGCGGAAGGTCAATCCATCATCAATGAAAATGGTGAGTATCGGTCTTTCGTAAAACGAGTTGAACTTTTAAAAGCTATCGTACCCATTTGCGTACTTGCGTGAGGTGGTCTTATGAGAAACCTTGTGCGAAATGAACGGCAGATGTGGTACGCATTGTTCGTTGAGAAAACAATGGGTGTGGATGAGAACGGTGATTTTACTGGAGATCCTGTTCTTAAATATTCTGAGCCTGTTGAATTTTGGGCGGTTCTCTCTCCAGGAAGAGGGTATTCGGGCGGTGCCGGAACTACTAGCAGAAACGTCTATGGTGTTGACATCGATGCCCAAAGAAGAATTACCTCAACGGATTTGGATTTGCCGATCTGTGAAACGAGTTTGATTTATCTGCACGAACCGAATGTATTAGCTGACGGCACGGCAGACCCTGATGATGCCGAATTTATGGTATCCGCTCGTCCTTCCGAAGGTATGAATATCTTTTCCGTTCCTATCGAAGCGAGGCTGAGAAATGGTAATTGAATGTAACCTCTCGGCTCAATCGTTTCGTGATGCTGCGGAGAAGGTACGTGCCTATCGGAACAGCCTTGATGCCCGATGCCAAACATTCTGCAAGATGCTTGCTGACACAGGGTACTCGGTTGTTAAGTATATCCTCATGGAGCATACCGATACTGGTGCTACCATTGGGAGTTTAACCATTGACGAAAGCCAACAGGATGGCAAGTTCACGGCGAAGATACAAGTCACAAGCGATGCGATAATGTTCCTTGAATTCGGTTCGGGTCTTGTCGGAGTCGGCACTGCACCCCATGCCGGAGATTATTCCACGCAATATGGTTCGGGGACATTCAATCCTGAGTCTGACAACTGGCGAAATCCCGAAGGATGGCAATACATCAACGGTCATGGGCATCTCGCTCGGACAAAAGGTATGGTCGCATCAA